CAGGGGAACAAATCAACGTTTGATGGCATGATTTGTCGGACCATATCGGCCCGATACTCCAGTCCGGCTCCAGGACTTTTAAGATCACCCACAAACTCGCGGTGGGTTATTCTGGTGCCTCTCTGATCAATTGAGAACCGGGGTATTTCGACACCGAGTGGTAAAGACCCACAACTGCGTGATATGGTGTTCGAAGACACTTCGTAATCTCCAGAACCAAACACGGTTTTTATGTTCTTGTAGCCATGAGCCACAATCGACCTGGGAACGACAATCTTAGCCACCTTTTGTTTCGGTTGCTGCGGGATGTGTTTCTTCTTTGGTTTTTGTTGTTGTTGCTTTTTGCCTTTCTTATGGTTGTTATTTTGTTTGTTTGAATTGTTTTGCATTATTATTAGTATATTACAATTTGTATTGGATGCCTGAATCATAAACAGGGACTGTTCATCCATTCGCGCTGAAGTGACTAGCCGGAGCCGTGCAGTCTCTTGACGTTTTGTTTAGTACGATAAACGTTTTGGTCCGATTAAGCGAATGAACCCAATGTATTTCTTTTCGGAAGAATGTTTAGACCGTTGGTGGGGTGTGGAAACCGGACCTGGCCACACCCCGGCCCACTATTTGTGTCTTTTACCGTCGCTGGAGTTTGCAAATTTGGAGTCTTTCTTCCCCTTATTCGCTGCAGCGACGCAAGCCCAACATTTAGTGGGTAAAGATTCTGCGAATGATGTTTTTGAACCTCTACTGTTCTTTTTCTTTCGATCCATGTGCTCAATATCAATGGCCTGGAAATAAAACTCTCCTTGACTTTCACACCGCTGTCCGTTCTCATCATTCCAGAACTGTCTGGTGAGGCACGCCTCGCCTCGATTACATATTATTGTGACGGTGTCGAATGAATCGCATTTCGTAGTCGGGCAATATCCAGATGCCCGACTAAAACCACACCTTTCACCTCCCAAAATGTATGGGTCAATGTACGTTTTTGGGACAATGTTTCCAGTAATTAATTGACCAAAAACGTCGGTCAGGTCATGACGGGCAACTCCTATCGCCTTCCGCATTTCTTTCGAACAGGTTCGACTCTCGTCGTTGAAAAGGCATCAGTTTCTTCATGTAGGTCGTGTGCCTCCAATGTTTTGGTGACATTGATTCCATCGAAAGCCCCCATGAGTTCATCAACTATGCCCTGTTCATCAGATATGACTGACTTCTCCGAAAAGGCCTTTCTGAGATTGTCTGTCTCATCACTGTCCTCAAATTGGACCATGCACTCCATGTGCATCAAGTCATCTATAGATTCCGCCTCTTCCAATGTTAGATGGAACAACTGATGCTTGAAATACCTCGGGGGTTCCATTGATTCGAGCTCAGCATCAAAGGACTCAATGAATTCATTTTCATCATCATCGGGGTGTAGACGTTGACTTGCTAGAGCCTCATCAACGTTAGAATTGCAATCAGGGTTAATACTACTCCATTTTGCCCTATCGTAACCAGATCTAAAGATTTCTTCATACGTGATTGTTATGCCATTTCGGTCTTTGTTTAAAATTTGCATGGTCCTAACTGCAAGGGGATAAAGTATGGGGGTGTTACGCCCTGACACCATGATGTCGGCCATTTTACTGACAAATATCGCAATTCTGGTCAGGTCTTCCTTGCTTCTGTCTGGGTAGGTGGCTAAATAAACTCTCAGGTCCAGTTTGTCATTCTTTCTGTATATGGGTAAAGTCTTGAGTCTCCTGGCAGCATCAATAACAGATACAACAGACAAGCCTGGGTTGTTTATAGACTGACACGAGATTTCTCGACCCAAAAACTTCATTGGTTTGTGGGTCTCAGCTTTACTACGTACCACAGTGTTCTCCAACGTGAACATCATTCCGAAATGTTTTCCCACACCGCACATGTCTTCAAAAGGCATGTCAGCTATAATAGCATCATCCCCGCCATGAGCATTGGAAAAACATTTGGTCATTGCCTCCTCAGGGCTCATACCTCGCTTCGTTCTGTAGGCTACATAGACAACCATTATCAAACCAATGGTGTTGAATATACTCGTACTGAATGAGCCTGACATTTTAGATAAAAGGGAATTGTATCTTACCTTCCAATCTTTTCCATATAACTTCACGGTGTTGAAAATGTCGTCAGCCAAGGCCTGTTTTATCTTGTCATGCTCGCATTCATTGAAAGGCATAGTGGCCATGAGTGCCTCAAATATTTTGAATGCTGCATTTTGACTGGCGTCATAAGTCTTGAGATCAACCACAATTAAAGTGTCTATAA